GCTAACGCTGGTGCCCTCTCTAACGAGTGGGTCGCTGAGCGTGCTATCAAGGACGTAGAATTATCCGTGGGTGGACAGCGTATTGACAAGCACTACCAGAAGTGGTGGCGCCTTTACTCCGAGCTGTACCTCGATTCCGCTAAGAAGACCACTTGGGGTAAGATGACCACCGGTGATAACTCTCAGGTGTTCCTTCCTCTTATTTTCTTCTTTAACCGCAATCCCGGACTTGCCCTCCCACTAATTGCTCTGCAGTATCATGAAGTCAGGCTGGATTTCGATTTATCTTCGGAATTCTCTCTGTACACTGATAACACTACGTTCAAGGTATACGCCAATTACATCTACCTCGACACTGAGGAGCGTAGGCGTTTTGCCCAGAAGGGACACGAGTACCTCATTGAGCAGGTTCAGCATACGGGCCAGGACACGCTCGCCGCCGCGGAGCAGACTAAGCAGATTAGGCTTTCGTACAATCACCCCGTCAAGGAGCTTATTTTCTGCGCTTCCGAGTCCAGCGTTTCTAACTGCGCTGTATGGAACTTCACCAAGGATGCGGATGCCATTGTTTCCACTTCCATCGCTAACTCCGCCACCGCGCTTATCGGCTCCCACACCGACCTTGATGCCGGTAACTGCCCCAAGTTGCTGACCGGCGTCACCGGTACTCTCACTGCCTTCGATGAGGAGACTGTCGGTACCATCGAGAACATGAAGCTCGTTCTCAACGGTCAGGACAGGTTCAAGGAGCACCAGGTCCAAGCGTTCCAGCACCACACTGGCTCCCCTATGCCCGGTATTTACTCATACTCATTTGCCCTTAAACCCGAGGAGCATCAACCGACCGGTACCTGCAATTTTTCGCGTATAGACAATGCCCAGGTGTCTATTAAGACTGCCGCCGGTAACACTGGTCAGCTTCAGCTTAACATGTTCGCGGTTAACTACAACGTCCTTCGTATCCAGTCGGGTATGGGTGGTCTTGCCTTCTCTAACTAAGCATACAAATCAATTTTGTATTTGCTATTAAAAAAATAATTAATTAAATCTTCATTTTTAAATCACATGAAAAATGTCATTTAAAATTGAATTCAAATCCGGTCGGACACTTTATTTCGTATTTATAATTTGATCTATATCGAAACATATGTATGGTGGCTCATCATCGTAACTGTAGTATCGAATTGTTATTCCCATCACCTTTCTAAAATAAGCGTTAAGTTCTTTATTTATAAATCGTTTCCATTCTTTTAAGGTTGTCTTATAATACTCTAATCCACTTTCACTGAAAACACANTTTTGTATTTCGGGTCTCTGTCTAAAATCGATCATGGTTCTTTTCGCACCAGCTGGTAACGGTGATTTATTCCTTTCCGCGGCATCTATCATATCTATTATGTAATATCCATGACTATCACAGATTATATTAGTTTGTATTTGCGGAAATCCTAAAATACAAACTTCAAAATCCGCGTTACTCGGGAGTGTTGCGAATATGTCTTTGTTAACACTATTTTTTAATGGCACTGCGAGTATATGTGGGTGTGTGTGATACGTTACGAGTGAAGGCCATACAGTGTTTATTTCTTCTAAATTTACTCGTCTCCTGTCTCTGGAGGTAACAAAGGAAGGTTTTTCAAATTTTACAGATGTTGGTCCTATTTTACATTTTACAGCGCCCGCATATTCCCAAGACTTTTTAGACGACAATTCATGTATCTTTTTTAAATCACGAATTATTGGTCTGGGTATTTTTGTACATTTCTTTTGGAACATCTGCGGGCGGACTGTATTCATGATCGCGACTGTCCTATAATTATATATAAAAATATAATTTTTATATATAACATGCATCTACTCTACACAGATGGTAGTTGTTTGGGAAACCCCGGTAAAGGTGGATGGGCTGCGAGATGTTTACATTTATTCGATATAAGTGGTGGAGATCCGTTCACTACGAATAATATAATGGAAATGAAAGCTGTCATAGAAGGTTTACGTGAGTCTTTAAAACATCTAATAAAAGAAGTATCCGTACATACTGATAGTAATTATGTTAAAAATGGTATGAAACATTGGGTAAAAAATTGGAAAACGAACGGTTGGAAAACCGCTTCAGGTACTCCTGTCAAAAATAAGGACTTGTGGATACAGTTATGTGATTTAGAACGACAATTTGACAAAGTTCAATGGATATGGGTAAAAGCTCATAACGGAGATGTTAACAACGAATACGTTGATAAGGAAGCGAGAAAATTCGCCACATCTTTTCCATAATTGTGTATAAAGAATATAGTAGTTACTCAATATATGAGTACCAAAAAACCTGAAGAGGTAACAACTACACGTCGTTCGTACGAAGAGCGGGAAAAGTTGTTTTCTGATAACAAGGCTAAAGCTATTGAAAAAGCTATGAATACCGAACGTGTTAGGTATAAGTCTAATGCAAACTCAAACGATTTCATTGAATTTTTGGAAACGCGTTTGTCTTTGTGGGAAGACATAAAGACCGATACCATCGAAAATGGACGTCTTACGAAAGGATTTACAAAACGTTATCACGAAAACATGTATAACAAGACTAATGAAATACTTAACTCCTTAAAAAAATAAATAAATTAATTACCAAATGCTATACCTGCCATACCATCTTTTACCCTGAGGATGTTATAGTTCACTGCATAAACCCTATTTATACCACCAGCTGTACCTGTGGGTCCCTCGAGAGATAATTTAGAGTTATCTATACGGCTAAAATTAAGGCTTCCACTAGGCTGCGAGGCGTTCGTTTTTAAACAAAACGGCCACGTAAACAGGGGTGCCGTGTCGAGTACACCCGATGGTAAAGATGTAGTATGCATTTCTGGCACAACGTTGTGATGGAAAGTGCTGGTCATGTTCTCGAATAAGGGTGTACCGTTGATGTAGAGTGTAGCAGAACTGAAATTTTGTATACCACTCCATTGTGTACCATCAGCGTTAGAGCTCACTAAGTGTAAAGCCTTTGTAGGATGGTTGAAATAGGTCAGATCAAGTTCGGTTGTGGTGGGGGATGTTGGTTGATATTGGGTCTGTGTTATGAGAAGCTCGTGATCGGTATTGACGAGGAAATCACGCTCATCGGAATCGAGGTACACGTACGTACCGTATACCTTAGGTGAAATAGAACCTAAACCATTCCTACATCTAATGCGTATTTCCACCTGATGATATTGTAATGCGGTGAGTGGTAGAGATTTAGTCCAATCTTCGCTAAAGAAGAAAGGAATTACGAAATAATCGGAACCACGCTCAGTAGCGACCGCAGCCTTAGCGTTACCCGCGACTGTATCAGTCGTGACGGCACATGAAACTTTGGAAGAGGTGTCTTTGTAGAGGATGTTGTGTACACCCTGAATGAAAAGAGAATCTAACTTACACACCTCCTGTCCACCAATGTGTAACGAAAACTCTGTGGTGCTAGTATCGTTGTTGGCGAAAAAGGCGTTAGTGTTGACGCCGACGTTAGAAATGTTTGGGGACTCAATCCACACGTAGCTTAAAAGATCACCCTTGGACTGGACGGGGATCACGACTTCATTACCACCACTGAAGGTGCCAACAAAATCCATACGCTCGGGTTTGATCGAAAAGTTTGTATGACGTTTATAATTTTGACGAAAAAATGAAACTTGAGGGTCGCCAGTGATGTAAACATCCTGAGCACCAGTGGATACAAGATCAATCAACGCAGCTGACATTTTACTAATATATGATATTAAAAATTTGGGGCGATTACGAAGTAGATGGTGAAATTTCAGGTGTTGACCTGGGATTCTCGAGATGAAAATAACGATCATTACATTAGGTTGTTCGGGAAAACGCTTGAAGGAAAATCTGTATGCGTGACGACTACATTCAAACCGTATTTTTTTATTAAAATTCCTGTGGGTTCTAGCCAAGAGGCTCTGAAGGGTGTCATCGAGAGAAAGTTTCATGAAGAAGTATACGACATCGAAGAAGTTGAAGCTAAAGATGTATGGGGTTTTCAAAACAACGAAAAACGTCGCTTTTTACAGGTCTTCTGTAATGACTGTGCACAACGAAGGAGAGTGAGTAACTACATAAACAAGATGATGAATAACCAAAATTATAAAGAAAAATCTATAACCTACGTATACGAATCAAATGTAGACCCAGTTTTACGACTCATGCATCGAACGGGTATTCAATCAACCGGTTGGGTGGATACAGAGAACTCGTGTACACCCGGGTATCACGCTACAGTCGACATTGACTTGTTCTGTAGAGATTGGAAAAAATTGAAACCGTTGGATGTTACTGACGCCGCACCCTTTGTCGTAGCGTCACTCGATATTGAGTGTCATAGTTCCACGGGTAAGTTTCCAAACCCTCTTATCAAAGATGATGCATGTTTTCAAATTGCTGTATCATTGGTTAAGTTTGGGTCCACTGATGTATATGACAGAACGTGTTTATGCTTTAAACAAACTGGTGATAATCTAGAGGGTTGTACCATCAAAAGTTACGACACTGAGAATGATATGCTCATGGCTTTCAGTAAGTATCTCGTGGAAAAGGATATCGACATTATCACAGGTTGGAACATCTTTGGTTTTGATTTAAACTATATCATTCAACGTGCCCTGTTAAACAACTGTCCTCCGTCCTTTTTTCAAATGAGTAAACTCAATGGATACAAGTGTAATATTAAGAATAAAAAACTCTCTTCGAGTGCGCTAGGTGATAACGAGCTTCAACTCTTGCCCATGCCCGGAAGATTTATTTTTGATCTTTTTCATGAAGTCAAACGTGAGTATAAGCTAGATTCGTATAAACTCGATAACGTATCGAAGTTGTATTTGGGAGATAACAAAATAGACATGCCCCCGAAGGAAATGTTTGCGCGTTTTCGCGAAGGAGACCCTCATAAGTTGCAGGAAGTCGCTGAGTATTGTATTAAGGATACGATTCTTCCCCACCGTCTATTGGACCGTCTTTCGACACTCATCAATCTTCTAGAGATGGCTAAAGCTACATGGGTTCCCATCAGTTATCTCGTGGAACGTGGGCAACAGATTAAGGTCTTTAGCCAACTCACAAAAAAGGCGCGCGAATTGGAATTTAAGGTTCCTACTTTTAGCTACGGACATACGGATACCACCGGTTACGAAGGTGCCACTGTACTAGAAGCACAGTCCGGTGCGTATTATACACCTATCACAGCCCTTGATTTTGAGGGTCTATATCCATCAATCATGGTAGCGCATAATTTATGTTACTCGTCACTGGTCATGGATGATAACTATAAGAACATACCCGGTATCACATATGAACAGTTTGGAAATCATATCTTCGCGCAAGACGTATCGTCGCTTCTACCGAGTATCCTTTTAGAGCTCAAACAGTATAGAAAGCAAGCCAAAAAAGATATGGCAAACTCTACCGGAACGTTAAAACAGATGTACAATGGTAAACAGCTCGCTTACAAGATTTCTATGAATTCTGTGTATGGATTCACCGGAGCTTCACGTGGTATGCTCCCATGTGTAGCTATAGCATCAACAACTACTATGAAAGGTAGAAATATGATCGATGATACGAAGAAATATGTCGAGGAGCACTTTCCGGGAGCTAAGGTGCGATACGGTGACACAGATTCAGTGATGGTTGAATTTGATGTGGGTGACCTCACAGGGAAGGAAGCTATCGAACGTAGTTGGGAACTTGGGGAGCGTGCAGCGTCTGAATGCACAAAGCTTTTCAAGGCTCCTAATAATCTAGAACTCGAGAAAGTCTATTGCCCCTATTTTCTGTACAGTAAAAAGCGGTACGCCGCGAAACTTTGGACTAAGGGTAAAGATGGAAACATGAATATGGATTACATTGATGTTAAGGGTCTACAATTAGTCAGGCGTGATAATACACCGCATGTACGTGAAGTGAGTAAAGAATTGCTCGACGTTATATTGGAGAGCAACGACACTACCGCACCCAAAGCTTTGGCGAGGCAGCGAGCTGTAGAACTTCTCGAAGGTAACGTACCTAACGAAAAACTTATTTTGAGCCAGTCTCTATCCGATAAGTATAAAGTAAAGGGTGAATATGTGTCTTATGATAAAGTGAATCCAGATCACAACAATATGTTCACGTGTAATGATATAAGTATGGCNCATGTTCAAGTTGTTAATAAAATGCGTATTCGACAACCGGGATCTGAACCTCAATCTGGAGACCGCGTACCTTATCTTTTGACGGATACCGGAGATCCTAAGGCACGGGCGTTTGAGAAGTCTGAGGATCCAAAATATGTCCAAGATAACAATGTTAAGATCGACTATGTATATTACTTTCTTAATAAATTCTTGAATCCCGTGTGCGATTTATTGGAACCGTTGTTCGGAAACCCTAAAGAGCAAATTTTTGGAGAGTTGCTTTTAAGAGCTAAACCACCACGAAAGAAGCGGGAACCTAAAACGAAGCAAGTGACAATAGCAGACTTATTTAAAAAAGAAACTTCATAATAATATATGGTCTATGATAAAGATGTTTTACAAATAAATCAGTTATTCAATGAACGCGTCGATAAACGTGTGTATGAAAAAGTTTGTGAAGTTATAGAAAAAATTTCAAAAATTCACAGCATACCACTAAAACTTTTAAGAAGGGATGCATTGGGGGAAAATGATCATTGTATGGGATTAAAGCGTGATAATACACTGTGCACGAAAAAAAGTGCAAATGGTACAAATTTTTGTAATTTTCATATAAACGACAAAAGATTATGCGAACCCATACAACGATCGAGTAGCATATTACGACACAATCACCCTTGGCCAGGTCCCCGCGTAGAGGGTTGTCCGAAATGTGAGGAAGATAAAAACAAAAAACATACAAAAGAACTTAGAGAATTAGTTAGTATTATATAATAATGAACAAATCGGATATACTATTAAATTCTATCAACGCCTTCTACATATTACCCGAAAATAGAACTATACTAAAAGAACTTTTAAACAAAACCGGTGGTATATCACTTCGAAATCTCGAGTGGTTTATCACCAACTATTCTAAGAAAAATAATTTAACATACAAGACCCGTGACGGAAAGTTGTTTAGCGTTCACTGCGCCTATAAATCTAGTTTAGATGGATACAGCAAAAAATTGTTCGACCCATTCTGTAGATCTAATAAGATGCAATACATTGTTCCGGGCACATCTGATAAAATAAGCACTACTGTTGCACAGTTAAATTTTATTAGATGGTGTATTAAGAACAGTATAGTTGACTACATACGCAACCATCATTCCGATTTATTTAATAAGGGGGGGATACTTCAAAAAGTTATTCCGGTTTAGGCCTACCATAACCTGGTGGAATCTCTCTGTTTAGTTCTCCAGGTTTAGGCCTACCATAACCTGGTGGAATCTCTCTGTTTAGTTCTCCAGGTTTAGGCCTAACACCCTCAACTTCCATAGACGTTTCAGGTACATATGTACCAATTGGTGGTACTGATACGAGTGATACGAACCCCCCATCAAACTTAAACGTTTGATACCCGACGTAGTATAGATGTAAAGAGTATGTGTTTGAATTAGAAAGACCATCCTTTAATTTCACATCTAAAACGGTACGGTCGGATTGAAGTTGCCCAAAATCCAAACTTCCCGATGGCTCCACATTAATCGGATTCATCGAGAATGTATACGTGTAAATATTCTTTTCAGGTCTAGAAAGTCTACTGTTATGAGGTACTACATACTTATAATACGTATGATCAACGAGTGGTAAGTTTGGTAAATCTTGTCCATTTATATAAATTTTGGCACTGTCCATGATAGGTTGAAAAAATGCGTTAGATAAAGATACCGTGTCGCTCGCCGAAAAATTGTAGCGATTATAGAACACATTACTTTCTAACGATGTACCACCCGCGTATACGGATTCATCCTCGAAATCCGTGTTACGCAAGAACCAATTCATACTTTTTACCGGTACATTTGGTACGAGTTGTAACTTTACTTCACTTTCATTAAGTTCCGTTTCTACGGTGGGATGTTTTCTCACTATATCAGTGATAAATGTTTGGGGTTTAGTCATGAGATATATACGTTCTTGATTTGATACTGTGATTTCTTCTGTTATGATCTTAAAATTAGCTAAACTAACTGTATCGGTGGAGTTCGTAAAGAATGTTTGTGGTCTAAATGTAATTTCAAATTCTATTTTCTGTTTATGTATGGCACACGTAGGAAAGTATGGTCTGTTAGGTTTGTTAGAATCATATTCATCTCCCTCATATTTCCTTGAAAAGAAGAGTGGTATAGGTATGAATAGTTTCGATTCGTTCGTAACCAATCCCGCGTTATTTACAGACGATGTTCCTTCTGCAAAGAATCTATTCACTAAATACCGTTTAGTTCGCTTTTCGGATGCGTCTAGGTACAATTCATCGTATATGATACCCCAGTCATCGTGAAATTTTTCTATTTCAGTTTCATCGACGCGCATCGCTACAGATTTTATTAAATGTCGTCCTATCTGATCCGATAGGTAAAACGAATTACTACCCAACCCCGGAAAGTCTATGGCTATGTACATATTACTCAATAAATCTCCCATATTTCGCGGGTTTAGTGTCACTTTTATACTTTCACCAAAAGGCCAGTTAGCTTTTGTACCCGGATTATCGATTTTTGTACTTCGATGAAACTTTTGAAAATTTGAGTGTCTCTTGGGATCATATTTAAAGAACGAATTTTCGGGATCATTTTCTAATAAATACGTATCCTGTTTACCGATCGCGTTAAGTGCTATCTGAGCACCAGGATTTGGACCTTCAACGATCATATCTAAATATTAGTTACATTTTTTTAATATCAGTTTCCCACATTTCAAAATAACCAGTAGCTTCAATCAAACAAACTTCTTCTCTGAGTTTATTCCATTCATCGAATAACGCTTTCACTCTCTCATCCGTGTATTCGATGGTCTTAATGTGTAGAAGGTAATCATGTGAATCGTCAATCTTGGGAAATAAGGTGGAAAGTTGATTTTCGAGATCCTGTTTCTTGCGACGAAACACAACTATATCACCATCGATTACCATCTTAACAAAACGCGCTCGATGAGAACAGAGTTCAGCCTTCTTCTTAGTTGTGTCGATGAGATGCGCCTTACGTTTCTTATAATGTTCCATACGAAGTTTAATAAAATCAACCAAAATTTGTCCAGGTGAATCGTATTTACAGATACCCTTTGTCGGATGAAATAAATGCATGTTTGAGCATCTGATAGTCTTTTGCAGTTTGAGATCCTTGACAGCGTCTTTGCCGTTATAATCTTGGATGATAAAATCAACGTTCTCCGTTGTGCTGTTATTTGTGAAACCACCGATGATTTTCTTTTCAACGAGAGTATCGAGATGTTCCTTGTAATCTTGGGTCCATCGACCCGGAGGGAGATCTGTTACCTTTACCGTCCTCCCAATACATTTCCATACACCTTGCGCGATCCACGAATCATCATCCTGTTCCAAGATAGACCCCTTAAATCCCCGAAACCAGGGTTTCATTTTTTTCAATTCTCGACCATTTGTAAAATTAAGGATATTTGCCTTGATATCTTCTGGATTGAAGGGTGGTACGTAGCACGAAAACCCCGTTCCGATTCCTTCAGTTCCATTCACGAGTACCATAGGTAGAACAGGCATATAATGCTCGGGTTCAATCGAACGCCCATCATCATCAAGGTAGGTAAGTATCGCGTCATCCTTTTGGTCGAATATATTTCGAGTTTCCTTCGACAACTTCGTAAAGATATAACGGGTCTGAGATGCATCCTTGCCTCCCATCAACCTGGTACCAAACTGACCGCACGGCTCCAAAAGATTAATATTATTAGAGCCCGTGTAGTCGTTTGCTAGTTTGACGATGGTGTCGGCCAAACTTACTTCACCGTGATGATAAGCAGACTTTTCAGCTACAAAGGCAGCCAATTGTGCAACCTTCATTTCATCCTTCAGATTCTTTTGAAAACAAGAATACATAACCTTTCGTTGAGACGGTTTGAGTCCATCTGCCATATGTGCGATAGAACGTTTCAAATCCGCCAATGAGAAATTTACTAGATCCTTGTGAATAAAGTCGGTAATTTCCAGCTGTTTTATCTTACCATAAGGTACCTCGAGATCTTTCGCTTCTTTCGCGGTACTTTCAAGAAGCCACGTCTTACGATCGTCGGCCTTCTTTTTATCGAACGCGAGTACCACGGAATCATCTGTCATCACATCCACGTTAAATTTAACGGTGAGATCTTGGATAATTTTGAAATATTCTCGAGCCTCCACAGAAGTTGAAGTACCGAGACCCTTATAGTATTTGATGCGCCAACCCGGCTGTCCATCCCCGTACCATGCACGGAATGAAGAATCCGTATAGAACGATTTGGACTGAGAAGCTTTTGTGGCTTTAATGATAGGTGTGACCATTGACACCACAAAGCCCAGTTTGAGGAGACTGGGCCAAAATGCGTGAATCATATTGAGAATTAGACCCTTGATATGCGAGCCATCGTTATCCGCGTCAGTCATGATCATCAAACGTCCGTATCGAAGCTCAGAAACATCGGTGTATTCCTTGCCTTGTTGGAGACCGAGGATCTTCTTCAGGTCATTGAATTCCTGATTAGAAGTCAACTGCGACACAGAGGCATCGCGAACGTTTTTACATTTCCCCCGGAGAGGAAATACCCCGTAGTGATCTCTTCCCACCACAGAAAGACCGGCGACAGCGAGGGTCTTTGCTGAGTCACCCTCTGTCACGATGAGTGTACATTTTCCAGATTGAGCTGTACCAGCTTTATTTGCATCGTCGAGCTTGGGAATTCCGGTAATTTTACTCTTACGAGCTCCACCATCGGTCTTTGCCAATTCCTTCATCTCCTTGAACTTTGAGAGAGCCGTGAGTTCATCCGAAACGCCCGTCTTCAAGACGTTTTTTACGAAGGTTTTAGGCATCTCAAACTTGGAGCCAAAGTCTTGTGCCTTGAGTGTACACTCAGACTTGACCTGACTCGAGAAAGTGGGGTTCTCGAGGGTTGCTTTCACAAAGATAGAAAGGGTGTTTTTGACCTGTTGAGGTTTGAGCTTAATTTTCTTCGCCATCTCTTCGATGATACCCGCAGCGACTAGTGAAGCGGTGTGGTCAACGTGGGTACCACCCTTACTGGTGCAGATACCGTTTACAAAGGATACCTGTTGCATACCATCTTCGGATGGACCGATACAGACAGACCAGCGGTCAGTTGTGGCACAGTGTACATTTTCTACACCTTCATGCATTTTGGCGTAGGCTTCAAAGCTTTGTTTGGGGAGAGCTTCGCCGTTGAACTTGACTTTGCAGTTGGGTGTCGTGCAGATATTAGCATCCCATACACGCTTTTCGAAGATTTTGTAGATGTTGAAATCCATCTTGGTCATCCCAAACCGTTTCCAGTCAGGAATGAATGTGATGGACACGGATGATGTGGCACCCGAATGTTTTTTGATTTTTTCAGGTTCACACACTGACATGTTATCTGACCACTTTTGTGTGTACGTCTGCTTTGTTTCGTGGTCCTTTACGATGATTGAGAATTCAGAAGAGTAGATGTTCGTCAACTTGGCTCCATATCCATTACGGCCTCCGACAATCCGCTTTTGATTATCATCATAGTTAGTACTCGTGAGAAGGTGTCCGAATACGAGTTCAGGATTCCAGATTCCTTCTTTTTCATGCATTTTAACAGAGATTCCACCCAGTGGGCCATTATTTTCAATGGTGACGGAACCAGATACTTTATCTACGGATACGGAGATGGACGTTACATTTTTAGGATGGAGTGAGTTGCGATCGATGGCATTGACGAGGATCTCATCAAAAATCTTGAGTAAACCAGGTGAATACTTGGTACTCTTCTTTTCGAATTTCTGACCGTTAAGAATCCAATAGGATTCCGTACTTAAATCGGTCGGACCGACATAGGAGTCGGGACGCTTGAGTACATGCTCGATATGCGTGAGTTTCTCAACGCTCTCCATGATTCTTATATTTATAACGTTTCTATTCTCTAACTTAGGTTTATTCCAAATGCACGATGTTAAATGAAGTCATGAGTATGTTACACCCTTGGTAACCAGCTCGTCGCGCGGGTGGTTTGAGACGTTTACAAGGAATCACATGGTCTTCGGTGATCTTATTCGCGGGAACGTGTAGGATCCCTGTTAAACTGTCCGCAACTCCATCTTTTGTTTGATAAAACACACAAATAAAATCACACTCGCGATTTCGAACACTGTTCAATCGCGTATTATAGTCACTTCCAATTGTTCTGAATTGCCCCATACGAATACAGTTTTTGAGTGCATTTAAACTTTTACCTCCACCTTTGGTTTGATACTTTTTGCCACACCCCATACATGTGTGATCAAGACATTTTGTTCCCGGACGTTCTTTTGAAATTCGAGATCCACAATCAAGACACCGGAAGTGTTCATAAATGAAATCTTCTGAGAGTTCGCCGTTAATCTTACTTTTGCTCTTATACATGGACATGTAATGTGAGCGATTTTCACGAATGACATTTTTGAAACATTCAAATAAATTTTTGTCATCCGTTGGCTCTTCGTCCCTCAGCCGTGCGTTCTCCACCTTGAGCGCCTCCGCCTCCTTTCGGAGCTCCACGAGGGTGATGGCGGCATCGCGATCTATCTGAGCAAGGGAGTTGTCGAATAGTTCACGCGCCTCATGTGTGTATTCATCAAAGCCGGCTTTTTTCATGAGGGAGAAGTACTCATTCATGGATTGCACGTAATCGTCCATTCTTAGATTAGTTTAAAAATGTGTAAATCTCGATCTACTTAGGTTCTATTTTACGCCGCGGTTGGGTAATAATGTCCACGTATGGTTAAGGCAGTCTTGAACATATATTTGTTTCATTTTCTAAAATTTTTAAAGACTTTAATAGTTTTACATATAGAAAACAGGGATGCATAAAATATCACTATCTTGTTTCTGTGAATGGTGAATCTTGTACGCCGATACATCTTATCATGTATGCGTTTTAATGCGTTACACATCTTGAGATACGCACCTTCTGGCAACTTATCACGATTCTCATCAAGGGTTTTCATTA